TGTTCAGAGGTTGATTCTGCAAAGGAATATCTTGAAAAAAGAAAATTAGATCCGTCAAAATTTTACTTTGCATATAAGTTTAAAGAGTTCTGTAATTCATATAAAAAGACCTATGACACTATCGGTAGGGATGAACCGAGAATCATAATACCATTGTATCAAGACGGTAACTTGATAGGGTTTCAGGGTAGAGCAATTGAAAAAAAATCTGTGCCTAAATATCTTACCGTGATGATTAATGATAGTGCACCGAAGATCTATGGATTGGACAAAATTGACAATAAACTCTCTGTTTACGTCACTGAAGGACCGTTTGATTCAACGTTCGTATCCAATTCAATTGCTATGTGTGGTGCAGACGCTGATGTTCGCAAGTGGGGTGTTAATGATCCTGTATGGATCTATGATAACGAGCCGCGCAACAATGAAATTGTTAAAAGAATATCAACCACTATCGACAGAGGTGAAAGAGTTGTAATATGGCCAAACAATATTCATGAAAAGGACATAAATGATATGGTATTAGGTGGACAGAATATTATGAGTGTGTTAGAATCAAACACATATTCAGGATTAAAAGCAAAAATTAAATTTAACAACTGGAAAAAAGTATGAGCAACGGAACAAAGGTTAAAAAACGTGATGGACGCATTGAAAGTCTTGACTTAGAAAAGATGCACGTAATGGTAGAAGAAGCGTGTGAGGGCATTGCAGGTGTGTCTGCAAGTCAAGTAGAGATACAATCAGGTATACAGTTTTATGATGGTATTACTACAGGAGAAATACAAGAAATATTAATCCGTTCAGCAAGTGATTTAATAGATTTAGACCATCCAAACTATCAGTATGTTGCTGCAAGACTTCTTCTCTTTCAATTGAGGAAAAGTTTGTATGGTGGTCATAAAGAACTTCCTAATCTTCAACAACATATTACTACTTGTCAAGAGAAGGGAGTATATGATCCTGAAATCCTAGCAAACTTTAGTTTAGAGGAAATTGATGAACTAGATAGTTACATCGATCATGAGCGTGATAACTTATTTACTTACGCTGGTTTACGTCAGGTAGTTGATAAGTATTTGGTTCAGGATAGAAGCACTACGGCAGTATATGAAACTCCACAGTTCATGTACATGTTGATTGCTATTACTATTTTTCAAAACTATACGGAAAATAAATTAGATTACATCAAAAGATACTACGATGCCATTTCCAAACACAAAATCAACATCCCCACGCCCGTCATGGCAGGTGTTAGAACTCCTCTTCGGCAATTTGCGAGTTGCGTTCTGGTTGATGTTGACGACACCTTGGATAGTATTTTTAGTTCTGATATGGCCATCGGTCGCTATGTCGCTCAAAGGGCTGGTATTGGTATCAACGCAGGTAAGATCAGGGGTATCAACAGTAAAATCAGGGGCGGAGAAGTTCAACACACAGGTGTTGTCCCGTTCCTCAAAAAGTTTGAAGCAACTGTCAGATGTTGCACTCAAAATGGCATCCGTGGTGGATCAGCAACTGTCCACTTCCCAATCTGGCACCAAGAAATAGAAGATATATTAGTTCTTAAGAACAACAAAGGAACAGAAGATAACAGAGTTCGTAAGTTAGACTACAGTATTCAATTAAGTCAGTTATTTTACCAAAGATTTATTGATGATGGTGACATAACTTTGTTTAGTCCTCATGATGTACCAGGTCTTTATGAAGCATTTGGTACTCCTAGATTTGATGACGTATATGTTCGTTATGAAAATAATGATCGAATTAAGAAGAAGACTGTTTCTGCTCAGAAACTTATTCTAGATCTTCTTAAGGAGAGAGCAGAGACTGGTAGAATCTATATCATGAACATTGACCATTGTAACTCTCACTCTTCCTTTACAGATAAGGTTACGATGAGTAACTTGTGTCAAGAGATCACACTACCTACCAAACCATTAAATCACATTGATACTGAAGATGGTGAAATTGCCCTCTGTATTCTTTCTGCTATCAACGTTGGTAAGATTAATCGTTTGGATGAATTAGAGTCCCTCTGTGACCTTGCTGTGAGGGGTCTAGAAGAGTTGATTGATTATCAGGATTATCCAATTAGCGCAGCACAGAACAGCACTATAAATCGTCGTTCTTTGGGTATAGGTTATATTGGATTCGCTCATTACCTTGCTAAGAATGGTGCTAAGTATGATTCCCAAGAAGCACTGACTCTTACTCATGACCTGACTGAAGCATTCCAATACTACTTGCTTAAGTCTTCTAATGAGATTGCAAAGGAAAAAGGTGCATGCAAATACTTTAGATTCACTAAGTATGCTACTGGAGTTCTTCCTATCGATACATATAAAAAGGATGTAGATGAACTCGTCGCACCCGACTACAAATATGATTGGGAATCTCTTAGAGCATCTATCACCACCCACGGTCTTAGGCACTCAACATTGTCCGCACAGATGCCATCGGAGAGCAGTTCCGTTGTGTCAAACGCAACAAATGGAATCGAACCACCTAGAGGGTATCTGTCCGTTAAAAAATCAAAGAAAGGGCCTCTTAAGCAGATTGTTCCTGGGTACGGATCGCTAAAGAACAACTACACCCTTCTTTGGGACATGGAATCCAATGAAGGTTACATCAAAATCGTCTCTGTAATGCAGAAGTTCTTCGACCAGGCCATCAGTGGAAACTGGTCATACAACCCAGAGAACTATCCAGATAATGAAGTACCCGTGTCGGTCATGGCAAATGACTTTCTAACTACATATAAGTATGGGTGGAAAACGTCTTATTACCAAAATACAAATGACTTGAAATCTGACGAAATTGATGATAAAATTGATCAATTAAATTCACTAATCTCAGAACTAGAACAGGAGGAAGACTGTGAGTCTTGTAAGATTTAAAACAAACGATACCCCAAACCAAAAAATGGTTGAATCATTTACTGTTTTCAACGCTGATCAAGTAGACACCAAAAAGCAACCAATGTTTTTTGGAGCTCCTTTGGGGGTACAAAGATATGACTCTTACAAATATCCTGTTTTCGACAAACTGACCACTCAACAACTAGGGTATTTCTGGCGTCCTGAGGAGGTTTCCCTCCAAAAGGATCGTGCAGATTATCAAACCCTACGTCCAGAACAGAAGCATATCTTTACTTCTAACTTGAAGTATCAAGTTATGCTGGACTCTGTTCAGGGAAGAGGGCCTGGTATGGCGTTCGCGCCCTACTGCTCCCTTCCCGAACTCGAAGCCTGTATGAAGGTCTGGGAGTTTATGGAAATGATCCATAGTCGCTCCTATACTTACATCATTAAAAATGTGTATGCAAATCCTTCAGAGGTTTTCGATACCATACTCCAAGATCCAAAGATTCTAGAGAGAGCAACTGCTGTCACTGAATCTTATGACGATTTTATTACACATGCCGCTGAATATGCTAGTGGTAATATGTGGCAACATGTCTTGGATGAGGTTCCTGTAGCCGCTTCAACTCTCTATGAACTCAAAAGAAAACTCTACCGAGCAGTCGCTAACGTCAACATCCTGGAAGGAATTAGGTTCTATGTCTCCTTCGCATGTTCGTTCGCATTTGGCGAACTTAAGCTTATGGAAGGATCGGCAAAAATCATTTCTCTTATCGCCAGGGACGAAAATCAGCACTTGGTCATCACCCAAAACATTCTGAATAAGTGGAAAGATGGTGATGATCCTGATATGAAACAGATTGCCAAGGAAGAGGAGCAATGGGTGAGTAAGACATTTGAAACTGCAGTGAATCAAGAAAAACTTTGGGCAGAGTATCTGTTCAAAGATGGTAGTATGATTGGTCTTAATGACAAACTTCTCAAGAACTATGTTGAGTGGATTGCAAATCGTCGCATGAAAGCGATTGGCATCAAGCCAATTTTCGATATTGCTGCGAAAAATAATCCACTTCCTTGGACCGAACATTGGATTTCTTCTAAAGGACTCCAAGTTGCCCCACAAGAGACTGAGGTAGAAAGTTATGTTGTCGGTGGAATTAAACAAGATGTCAAGAAAGACTCCTTCGCAGGATTCAAACTTTGACGATTTCAAAAAAATATGGGAAGAGATGGATCAAACTGAACCATTAACTCCCATCAGATCTAAGGCAGAGGAGCAGTAGTGCTCCTCTTTTTTTATAAATAAAGTCAGGAAAAAAGTTGTCTAAAGAAATGCAGCCCTCTAATCAATTAAAAGGACTAGTTGAGTCTTATGGTAAAGTAGGATCTGATGATTACCATGAGAATAAAAAACTTGAAAGAACTCTTGTGAATGCAATTGGTGTTCAAATGGTATCCGAAGGATACACTGAGGATGATGTAGCGGAGTTTGTATCTGAAGCTTCTGATGGAAAACTTCTTGCTAAGTTTGAGGAAGCACTTCAGAATGAATCTGTAACTGCCTACATCACCGAAGATGGTACTTTTGATACCAAACTAAGATATGTAGAGGGTGCAATTCATGCTCGCCTTGATGAGCAAGGGCAGCGCAAAATGTCAAACCGAATGAGAGGTGGTGTTAGTCTTGATAGTATAACAAGCGCACTCAAGAGGGCAGGAGAATGGCTTGCACCATCTCGTGGAAGTTCTCGTGCTGCTGATCCAGTTGTTCGTGCTGGTGGTTCTTATACCGCACCTGGTGGTGGTCCAGTTCTTCCCGACAAAGATAAAAGTGGAAGTGGTTCTTCAGGTTCTTCAGGTTCCTCTGGTTCTTCAGGTGGCGGCAGTGGCAGCTCTGGTGGATCAGGTGGCGGTGGCAAGACTGCTGGTGGATCAGGTTCTTCGGGTGGCGGTGGAGGCCGCTCTGGTGGTTCTGGTAGCGGTAGCGGCAGTGGTTCATCTACAGCAACCACTAAATCCAAGGATCCTATCAACGTGGAGTATGATCGTCTAAGGAAGAAGAACCCAACAACTGGTAGAGTTGAAGGAAGTTCTAAGGATCTAAGGGCAGCTGAGAAGTTTGGTAAAGCCAACTCAATGTCTAATAAACCCAAGACTCCAAATCCTTTGATGAGAGGTCTCAAGAGAACTCCTGCACGTACAGCAGAACTTGCTAAGTTACAAGCAGATGCCAAGGCAAAGTCCATGGCTCAGTCAAAAGAGAACAAAACCAGAGGACCCCAGCGTCGTGGTGCAAGGTTTGAAGAGAATGAGTTTGAACTAGTGGTACAACACCTCGTCTCTGAGGGCATTGCAGAGTCCGCAGACGGCGCTCTAATCATGCTTGAGGGTATGAGTGAAGAATTCATCACTAACATCCTTGAGCAGATGCAAATGGGTGCTGCTATCGTTGAGTTTCTCATTCAAAATGGTGAAGCTGAATCACTAGAGGAAGCAAACTATATCATCTCTGAAATGGATGACGAGAATATTGAACTTCTTGTTCAGTCTGTTATTGAAGGTTACAGAAGCAGAGAGTTTTCTCACACTGAACTTGCTAATCCAGCACCAAGTGTAAAGTATCCTGCTAAGTCAGCACCATATGGTGGTGCAAGAAGCAGAGAGTTTCAGCAGAAACTTCCCGAACCTTCTGGATCAAGAGGTCCAGAATTTGAGCACGGATCTGGCCAAGGTCCTGACAAAGGAAGCCTGGGATCAAGATATAATCATATGATTAAGAATCCTAAAAATCTTTCTAAAAATACTGGTAAGTATCCAAGAGATAAGAAAGGAAATCTCATGTATTGATATTCAGGGGGCCTTGACAGGTCCCCTTTTTTTATGTACAATTGCCTTGTTAGGGATAAAGAGATGAATAAAGCTAAACTTAAAGTCTTAGTAATGGCTCTAAAAGAAATTGTCGAAGAACTTGAATCTGAAATTTATTCT